GAGCTTATTAAATTTAATGATTGTTGTAAATCAGTATTTAAAGAATTTTCCAGTTATGTATGGGATACTAAGGCAGTAGAAAGAGGAGAAGATAAACCTTTGAAACAGAATGACCATGCTATGGATGCTATTAGATACTTTGTAAATACTATTATAATGATAAATAATAAGGCCTATGATGAGGAGATATATAATAAAGGTTATGGAGGAAATAATGAAGAAGTTGCTTCAATGATGACCTTAGCTAAAAAGGGTAGAAGTGTATTTTAGAGGAGAGGAGGTATAATTTTCATGGATTTATTAGGAATTAGAAATACTTTATTGGGTTTAGATGATTATGAGAGGATGGAAAGAAGAAGAGCCTTTAGTAATTATCTTTTCTATTGTGGTAAATCTAAAAATTTAGGTTTAGCTAAAAAGGACCCAATATGGTATGGACAGAATTGGCCCATTAATGATAACCTTGATTATACACCAACACAAGATATTAGAAATAAGACTAAACATTTATTGAAAAAACAAGCTAGATTTATGTTTAGTAATATACCAACATTAGTTATAAAACCTGATAATGTTGAAGATAAGGAAGAAACTGAAAATTTAAGAAGATTTCTTGAAGATATATTTGAGGATAATCAATTTTGGAAAAATACTAGAAAGGCTTTCCTAGAGGCAACAATAGAGCAACGTGTATTATTGCGTATTGAAGCAAACCCAGGAGAGCCTATTAAATTAAAGTATGAGCCTATACAGAACTTTAGTTATAAGGATAATGATGGTAGCCTTATGGAGGTAAGAATCTTTGAGTCAGCTCCTCAAAATGTATTATATACTGATGATGATGCAAGAAGAGTATTTTATCTACATCTTTATTCACATAAACAGGATGAGCAAGGTAATTTGTTACCTAATATTATATATACCAAGACCAAGTATACAAATAATGATTTTGAGAATCCTGCCGATATTCAAATAGTTGATACTGGTTTTACAAGTATGCCTTGTTGGTTAATTGTTAATGGGGGAGAATTAGGAAATAAATTTGGTGAGTCTGATGTCACTGATTTAAAGAAATTGCAAACACTTTATAATAAGAAGAACTCAGATTTTGCTGATGCTTTAAGATTTCAAATGTTTGGGGCTTTAGCTATTGTGGATGGCAAAGATGAAGATGTTAATCAACTTCAAATTAGACCTAATGCAATTCATGCTATTAGAACTCGAGATGAGGCTAATGATACAAGTAAACAAGCCTCTATTACAAGAGAAGAATATAGTATGAGTAATGCAACTGCAGTAGAATCCTATCTATCTCGAATGGATAAGGATATGAGAGATATAATGGATATGCCTGATATTGTGGATTTAGTGAATATTCCATCAGCTAAAGCTATGAGATATTTATATAATGATTTAATAGCTAGATGTGAAGAAAAGTGGTCTGATTGGCAACCTATATTTCTACAGATGATTAATTTTATATTAACTATTGCACCAAGTTTGAAATCATATACTAACTTTAATAAGGCTTGGTTAGGATTAAAATATACATTATACTTCCAACATAATTATCCTATCCCTGATGATATAGATACTAAAAAACAGACTGCAATGCAAGAGGTTATAGATGATGTTAGAAGCATATCATCATATATTAAAGAATTTTCTAATGAGGAAGATGCTAATGCAGAATTTAATCGTATTCTATATGAAAAAGCTATGATTACCTCAGTGGAAAGTGGAAATACAATACCAGAACTAGATGAAAATGGAAATTTAATTGAGCCTTTAACTACTACATCTACTACTGAGCCACCAATAACAACTAATACAAGCACTGCTTCTGAAGGCGATATTAGTGGTGATGGAACTAGTGGAGGTGAATAATATTGACCAATTATGGAAAAATATTATTTAATCAATTAGAATATCATCGTAATAAATCTATAACAGCAATGGCTAAAGAAGTACAAAAATTATATATTGATTCATCTAAAGATATTATGAAAGCCTATAGACAAAGTAAAAGTGGAAGTTTTAATAGAGCTTGGGCTTTACGATATATGAAGCATATTCAACAGCATATTGAAAAATTAACTAAACAGTTAGATGATTTAGGTATACAAAGTATTAAGGAAGCTTCAAAAATTACTACTGAAATATCAAAAATCTCCTTTGAGGATGCCATTAAAATAAGTCTACCCCAGAAAGTTGTGGATAGAATGTTTGGTATTCCTGAAGAAGTTATAAATAGATTAGTTAATGGTACATTGTATAAAGGTGGAGTTGGTTTAAGTAAAAGAGTTTGGAATACCACTAATAAGTATAAGCAGGATATTAATTATGTGATTGCACAAGGATTAGCTACTAATAAATCCTATAAAGAATTAGCTCAAGATTTAGAGAAGTATGTAAATCCTCAAAGTAAGAAAGATTGGAATTGGAATAAATTATATCCTAAAACTAATAAGCAAGTAGATTATAATGCAGTTAGGTTAATACGAACTAGTATTAATCATTCCTTTTATCTAAGTAATGTTGCTAATGTTAATAGTAATCCATTTGCTACAGGTATGCACTGGCAATTATCCACTCAACATGAGACTAGACAAATAATTCCATTTGGGCCAGATGAGTGTGATGATTTTGCACATCAAAATGGATATCAATTAGGGGAAGGTAACTTTCCTACTGATAAAGTACCCATTCCACATCCTAATTGTTTATGTGTTCAATATGCTGTGATTCCCCAGGATATGGTATCTATAGGCAAACAAATTAATAGTTGGTTAAAAGGTGGAAAAGATTCTAGATTAGATGATTGGTGGGCAAATGGAGCCCAATAAAGAAAGGATGTTTAAAATATGGAGGGAACTAAAAAACAAACTAAAGCCTTTTGTGATAAGTGCCAGGAAGAGTTTACTATTAAGGCTAAGATTGAATTAGTGGAGAAAGATATTGAAAGAATGTATTTTGTTTGCCCCCATTGTGGTGAAGAATATACTATTGCATATTCAGATAATGAGTTTAGAAAGAATATCTTTCAAATTCAAACTTTAGCTGAGGAAATTGAAAAACAAAAACAGAATCCTATCACTATAGTTGATAGATATGGTATAAGTCAATTAGAAAAATTTAATAAGGCTAGACATCATATGGAAGAAGTACAAGTACAGATTAGTGATTTAATTAAAAGGAATAAGTCAATATCTCAAATATATATTAATAAGTATGAAAGATAAATAAAGGAGAGGATGATTAGAGATGGCAAAATTAGAAGCAATCCTAGGCGGAACTGTGTATAATACACTGTCTGATGATATTAAAAAGAAGTACAAGGATGTGGATTTAGTAGACTCAAAAGAATATGTGGCTAAAAACATTCACACTCAAGTCGAGACTGAAAGAGATAACTATAAAAAAGAGGTTGCTAATAGAGATAAACAAATAAAAACATTAGAGCCTTTAACAAAAGATAATGAAGAATTAAAAACTAAATTACAAACTATCCAAGAGGAAAATAAAGCAGCCTTAGAACAGAAAGAGGCTGAAACACAAAAGATAATATTTAGTAATGCTTTAGATAATGCACTAAAATCCTTTAAGGCTAAGAATCCTAAAGTCCTCAAAGGTTTATTAGATATAGATAAGTTAAAACTTGATGGTGATAACATAATAGGATTAAATGACCAGATAGAGGCTATTAAAAAGACAGATACTTATCTATTTGAGAAAGATATTGCTGGTACAGGTAATATTGACACCACTACTAGTAGTACTCAAAATGCTAATGGTGGAGCAGCAGGAACAGGCACAGAAAATGAAAAAAATATTGGTGTTAAACTAGCAAAACAAAAGGCTAATTCTGATTTAAATACAGAACTAGCTAAATTTATAAGGAGGTAGAAAGATATGAGGGCAAGCACAAGAAATATTAGTTCAAAGAGTGATACCATATTAGCTTATACTAACACTTATTTAAATGTTAATAGAAAGGTGAATAAAACTGATGTTACTTTAAATGAGGATGGTATATTACCAGCTGGAACAATTGTAGATATTAATGGAAAATCCGTAAATACTACAGAATTAGGCTCAACTGCATTTGGTGTTGTTTATGAGGATTGGGACTTCAATGATTCCATGGGTACAGAGGTAATACCAATAACTATATTTGGTTTTGTAAATCTTGCAAAATTACCAGCAGCCCCAGTTGATGCTGTGAAAACAGCATTAAAGATGATTCAATTTTTAGACTTGAATCCAGCACCTGCTACTACTACTACTACAACTATAGTATAATTATAAGAGGAGGAAATCACAATGGATTTAAAAGATTTTATAAATTCACAACAAATTGCATTATATATCCAGAATTTACCACCACAGACTACTATTGATAAAGTACTATTTCCACCAGTTTCCCAGTTTGGAACCGAGATTGAGTTTGCAAAAGGTTCAAAACAAAAACCTGTAGCTCTTCGAGTTAGTACTTTTGATGTTGCTGTTAAACCTAGAGCTTTAAATTTCTCATTAGACATCAAAAAGAAAGAATTACCTTTCTATAAAGAATCTGTGGGTATTAAAGAAGCTGATAGGCAATTGTTACTCTTAGCTAAAGCTTCTAATAACCAAAACTTAATTGAAAGCCTTGTGGGCCAAGTATATGATAATTACCAGTCATTAGTTGATGGTGCTGAAGTACAGATGATAAGGTCAAGAGCTCAATTATTACAGCATGGAGAAATAAATATTATTACCCCTGATGGTGATATTGTAGTTGATTATGAAGTACCTGATAATCACAAAGAGGAACTTTTAAGTACTGCAATGTGGAGTAATCCTGATGCAGATATTGTTGGAGATATAATTAGATGGCAGAATAAGCTAGTTAATGATGGTTATGGAAAAGCTTCTACAATATTATTAACTGACTTGACATTTGGTTATATTTTAAAGAATAATGCTATCAGAAATGAATTAATGGCTCGAAATATTGGTGCTGTTATTGTTACCGACCAGGATATAATAAGTTACCTATCAACAAAATTAGGTCTTGGTGTTGGAATAGTAAATGGTACATTCATAGATGAGGAAGGTACAGTCCAAAATTACTATGAAGATAATTTTGTTACTTTAATTCCATCTGGTACATTAGGTACTACAATATATGGAACAACACCAGAAGCGGCCGATAAGATATATGGTAGTGGAAAGATTGATACCACAATTGTAAATACTGGTGTTGCTATAACTACAATGGTAAAAGAAGACCCAGTTGTGGTTGATGTTAAAGTATCCCAATTAGCATTGCCATCCTTCAATCGTGTAGATGAATGTTTCTTCGCTCATGTTGCTCAATAATACAAAATAATAGTAGAGCAAGGTCTAATCTAGAAATTACTCTACTTATAATAAAGAAAGGATGAATAGTTATGGCTAATAAGAATAATATGGAAAATAAAACAGAAAATAAGCCTGTAAAAGATGCTACTATGAAAGCAAAAGCTTTAGTAAATTTAAAATATAAAAACCAGATAGTAACAAAAGGTAGAATTGTTATTGTGGATGCTGGGGATGTTGAAGAATTAGTAAAGAAAAAACTCATTTATGTAAAACCACAGGAATTGGCTAAGGTTCAGGAATCAAATAAAGTGGGTGAATAATCATGACACCCTTGGAGAAATTAAAATTATTAATCTTTGAGGATAAATACCCTTATTTTAGTGATGAAGAACTTGCACAATACCTAGAGATTTTTAATAATGATATATATCTTACTGCTTCCCAATTATGCTTGATGAAAAAAGATAATGCCGAAAGCATTACAGTAGGTCCAATTACCATTAAAAATGCTGATGCAAGCTATTGGCAAAATTTAGCTAATAAATATTTGGACCTTTCCTCCCAAGCTAATAAGCCCAATGATAATAATGCCTCTGGAGGTTATTATAATACTGGGATGAGAAGAGCTGATGAACCATGGCGTTAAGTAAGATAGCATTACGAAAAATTGTCCAACAAGCCATCCAACAATTACCCACTACTGTGAAAATTAAAAGAAAACATCTAAATGATTTTGGTGAAGAAGATGGAACTTATGATGATATTGTTACCCTAACAGGTGTCTTATATAAGAACGATTCTAGTCCTAGTAATTTCTATGCAATGAATCAGGGTAATAATTATACTAAGGGTTTAGATATAACCTTTTTTCTTACAGACTGGAATATAGATTCTACTCTGGTAAAGGATTTGGATGTTCTTATTACTGTGGATAATGATATTAATAAGGTATATGATATACAAGATACAGGAGAAAATATGGAGATATATCATAATATGCAATTATCCAAAAGTACACTTACACCCAATGATATAGGAGAGTGATTATATGGCAGATGGGTTTAATTTTGATGTCAAAGATGTATTAAAGAGACAATTATTTATACAGGAGAAAATTAAAAACTCTTGTATAAAGTATGCAAAAACTGGGGGAGAAAAATTAGTAGAGTATGCTAAACAGAATGCAAAATGGAAAGATGATTCAGGTAATTCCAGACAAAGTATTGATTATTCCGTTACGTATAATAATGGAGACATTGCTTTAAATCTTCAGGGGCATACTCCACAATTTAAGTATTTAGAGTATGCTATGGAAAAGAAATATGCTATATTACATCCTACTGTAGATAAATTTACTAATGAAATCCTTAAGGGATGGGCTGAAAGTATTAGGGGGTTATAAACAGTGGATGAATTATATATGTTTTTAAAGCAACAAGGGTACGAAGTTTATTTTGTTGGTCAAAAGACTACTGAGTGTAAAACCAATTATATTGTTCTTAAGGATGATGGCACTAATGCTCAATTAGGAACTACTGTAGTTGGTTCGCAACAGGTAGATATAATATTATATACACCAAGAAATCAATTTACTGCCCTGATACAATTTAAGAAAGTTATAAAGAATATATTAAAAAGTTATAGTAAATTAAAGTATGCAGGACTTGAAACTCCAACTATAACTGATGATAGTGTAAATGGGTTAACCTGCAGTATTATTTATTTGATACAAAAACCCTTAATTTAAGAAGGAGGAGATTTAAATGGCAGGTAAAGTTTTATCAAAAGGCTATCCTTTGGTTAATATTGAACTTGTGGAAATAATCACAGATGAAGCTGTTCCAAGAACAATGTATTTTGATACTGCTAGTGAAGCAAGTTATAAAGCCGTTACAGATGATGGTGATGAGACTGTATTAAGAACTAAAAATACAATTCATGCTATTAACCGAACAGAGGACATTCAGTATGGTTCTGATATAGAAGTTACTGATGCTAAATTTATCCCAGAAGTTCTAGCTGTAGTAGATGGAGGTTCAATAACTACTGATACAGAAGGGGAATTATCCACATATAATTCACCAGTAAATGGGGTAGTTGCAGATAGAACAAAATTCACTTTAAATATATATACAGCGGAAAAAGATATTGATGGGAATATTGTAAAATACTTTAAATTTAGTTATCCAAACACCAAGGGTAGCCCAGCTGAATTTGATTTCAAAGATGGGGATTTCCTAGCTCCTAAATATACTCTACATTCAAGAGCTGCAAGTGGACAATCACCAGTAAATGTAACTGTAGTTGATGTATTACCAAACGAGGATGATACAACAACTACAACTACAACACCATAAGGCTAAATCAATAAAGGAGGTATATTAATCAATGTTTTTTCTTATGGCACAACCTGCTATTAATAGGTTTAAATGGGAGTTAGAGGTGTGTTTACAAAATTTAAAATCTTTAGGGGTCAATGACATCATTCTATTATTTTCTAAGCATGATGATTCCATACCTAATTATCTAGAAAAGAAATATGGTGTAAAAACTTTTATATTTCCGGACCAAAGAAAAAACAGGTTTTATATACCTTCTATTAAACCCTATTTATGGTATCAATTTTTAAAATATCATCCTGAGTATGAAAAAGAGGATTTTTTCTATATGGATGCTGATGTTATTTTTAGAGAATTACCGGATTTTAAAATATTGGATAAAAATATGTGGTATGGTAGTAATTGCAATAGTTATCTTTCCGCAGAATATATTGAAAGCAGAGGTAGTCAATTACTTCAAACTATGTCAAGAATTGTAGGTATAGACCCAATACAGATAGAAAATATGCCTTATGCCCTAGGGGCTCAATGGATAATAAGAAAGCCCATAAAAGAATATTGGAAAAAAGTCTATGATGATAGCAATAAGCTATATCATCATATGTTACAAGAAACTCCAAAATATACTAGACAAGGTTATAAAGCTATACAAAGTTGGACAGCCGAAATGTGGGCTCAACTATGGAACTTACTATATTTTCATATTCCACACAAATATTCACCTGAGTTAGATTTTTGTTGGGCTACTGATGATATAAGTAAATGGGGTCAAACTAAGATTTATCATAATGCTGGAGTTGTAAGAACTATGATAGATTTATTTTTTAAAGGGCAATATGTGAATAAGTCTCCCCTAAAGGAAGATTTATCCTTTGTAAATAAACATAAGTGTAGTTATATGTATGTGCAAGCAATAAAGAAAGTTAAAAATTAGAGAGGAGAATATAAAATGGAAGAGAGAGAAGCAATAAATTTAATGCCTGAGAAGGAAGAAGAAGTATTACAAGTTACAAGTTTATCTGATATAAAAAGAGAAGCTGAGGGAGAATTAGTAAAATTAAAAGGCTGGAGTAATAAACCTTTTGTGGCTAGATTAAAAAGATGTTCTATGATGGGTCTAGTGAGTAAAGGTGTTATCCCAAACTCTCTAATGGCTGTTGCTGATGAATTATTCAATGGGAAATCTAAGAATAGTAAAACAAGTATGACTGACTCAGCTAAAATATTAAAAATCATAGCTACTGAGGTTTTAGCTGAACCAAGAATGGAAGATTTAGATAAGATGGATGTACAATTAACTGATGAACAATTATTGGAATTATTTCAATATTCCCAACGAGGTCTAAAGGGACTCCAATCCTTTCGTAAAGAGCAAGCAGATTATGCGAATCATCAACGTCTCAAATTGTTACAAACAACTACCCAGTCAGATAATGGGGATAAAAAATGATTATGATGCCTTCTGCTTTAATGAAGCTGTAGCCTACATTAAATCTTTCATGTATTATGACTATGAGGATGAAGGTAAACAAAAATGGAGTAAAGAGCCTCATTGGATTGATGATATTATAAACAAGTCTAATAATAATGAGGATTTAATAAAAATGTTACAACATTTTCATAATAATAAAATAAATATTTAAAGAAGGATGTGGTAAAATGGCTTTAGATGCTGGTACAATTATTGCCACTCTAGCTTTAACTACAAGCCCCTTTAAAGCTTCTCTATCATCCGCTATGGGTGATTTAAAAACATTTGCTAATGGTAGTAATGATACAAGTAAAAGAGTTTCGGCTTTGGGAAGTGCTGCCAATGGTGTTGGTAGTGTTTTATCCAAGGGATTAACATTGCCTATTGTGGGTGTTGGTGCTGCAGCTTTAAAGATGTCTAGTGATTTTGATGCTCAAATGTCAAGAGTTCAATCTGTTGCAGGTGCATCAGGCTCACAAATGGAGACATTAAGAAAACAGGCTATTGATTTGGGTGCTTCTACATCTTTTAGTGCTAGTGAAGCGGCTGAAGGTATGGAAAACCTAGCCTCTGCTGGTTTCTCAGTAAATGAAATT